GACGGCGGGCATTTCGCCGCTTACGAACTTGTTGCACGTGCAACTACTTGTCTTATCGTCACGGGCTATTGTGCGGTCGAACCGGTCTATTTCGTCTTGTAGTCCTCCGCCAGAAACACGTAGGTAGGGTGTCTACCTAAAGCGGGTCCGCAAAGAACAGAAGACGAGATAGGGCAGTTTGTAGGGAGCACCGCTCAAACACTCTCTCGCACGTGCGGCTGGTAGATCGTAGCGGCGAAGCAGCAAATCATCTTGACAAGTGAAATAGGGCAGTCTAGCGGGAAACACAAGAATTTCTCGTATTTCGTAAGAATTGGTTGACAGATCAGACGAAAGACGATAAGATGTAGTCATGGAAGCAACCACCGAAACCACCATCAAGATCACGACCGCCGATCTGCTGCCGCTGACCGCAACCGTCGAACGTCAGCCGGACGGAACGTGGATCTGGGACGGCGGCAACGAACTCCTCGGTTGGTCCGGTGGCTACGAGACGGCCTCTGGTGCCCTCGAAGGTTTCGTACTGGCCAACGGCATGAACGGGTGGCAGTACCGACTCGCCGCGATCTAGCGGCTGCTGGCGGGTGCCAACAAATTCACAAGAATTTGTTGACATCCGCCAAGTAGTCGGGTACAATTAGTTCATGGAAACCAACCGATTCCCAACCACCAACTCGCAGCTCGACTACCTGGTCCACCGCGCCCAGCTCGGCGCTTCGGTCCACACCGCGTTGCAAGAAGCGCCTGAGTTCGAGGCGATCGACGCAGAAGATCTGTTCGAGCTGCTCGAGGCCGCTGTCCAGCGCATCAAGCAACTCGATCCCGAGTTCATCTACCTTCCGCACGACTGACGCTCGGGGGATGTCAACATTTCGCAAGAATTTGTTGACATCCCCCATCGATTTGGTAGGATGTATTCATGGAACCAACCACCAAGCCCCGACCCGTCCACCCGTTCAAGGGCGCCCGCAAGATGAAGCCCACGCGCGCCCACCGTCGAGCGATCCAAGAGGTCATGCTCGGGGCCGTAGAGGCCTGGAACGCGGAGGGCGTCCGCAAGTACTTCGACTACGACTGGGATGGCGCCCGGGCGTACGCGGGCATCGACGCTGCCGACGCCGACCCGAGGGTGTGGCGGGAGAACCGGCACCAGCAGTACGTGCTCTACGTGAAGCGGTAGCCGCGGGTTCATCCCGTCGTCTCGAGAGAGCGGGCCGAAAGGCCCGCTCTTCGTCTTGTGCGTGCGGTGCAGTATGGTGGCAGCACGGGGCACAGGCATTTCCCGTCGATGATGAAATAGGGCAGTTTCGTGGGAACGAAAGAATTTGTAAGAAATGGTTGACTTCGACCGCACAATGGTGTACGATTAGTTCATGGAAACCAACCACGACACGAACCAACCGACCACCAAGCGGCACACCGCAGCGGAGGCCATGATGGACACGATCCGCAAGCGGCTCGTCGATGCGACCACGTCGCAAGACCGCGCCACGTCGCTGCACGATCTCGTGCAGTCCATCGCGCAGCAAGAGGCCATCATCGCTCTCGAGTGGCAGGTGGTCATGTGCATCCAGTACGACGTCGAAGATCGCACCGAAGATGAGTGCCGACGAGAGGTCGCTGAGTACGCTCGAGAGACGCTGCTGGACTCCGGTGCTGACGACACCTGGTCCGGTCGTGCGAACGATCTCCGGCGATCGGTGTTCGACGCGCAGCGCCGATGGGTGAAGGACGCGCTCCGGTGAGCCGCCGGCCGCAGAAGCCCAAGGCACCCCGGCAGAGTCCCGCGTACAACCCCGGGAAGCGCAAGCCGAGGCGATAGCCGCTCGAGGGCCCCCTCTTCGGAGGGGGCCTCTCAGCGGTCTCCCGAAAGAATTCCCAAGAACTTGTTGACATGCGGGCACAATCAGTGTACGATTAGTTCATGGAAACAACCACCAACGCAATCAAGACCAACGGCACCGAGCTCGAGTTCGCGATCTCGTCCGCACGACACGACGTGGAGCGGCACACCAAGTCGCTCAAGTCCAACATGGAGAGCTTGTCGCGAGAGCTGGCCCGCTCGCTGGAAGACATGGATCGCGGCCGCACGCCGAACGCATGCGGTGTCGTACAGGCACGCGGTTCGGCGATCGACATGGACGTCGCCAAGCTGGAGGCCGCCAAGAACGCGCTGGCCATGCTCGAGATGATCGCCAAGCGGATCACTGACTAGAGCCGCTGCTAGAGGGGGCCCCTGGCGAAGGCCCCTTCTAGAGCCCCCTCGCGCAGGGCGGGTAATTTCCTAAGAACTTGTTGACACTAGGGAGGATCCAGTGTACGATTAGTTCATGGAAACCAACCACGCCACCAAGTCCGAACTCGTCGCCAAGGCCCGTGCTGCGGGTGTCGCCCGACCCGAGCGTTTCACGAAGTTGGCCCTCGGGCTGATCCTCATCCAGGCGTGCCACGATGCGGGCTGCGACGCTGACCACCTCGCGCACCCCTGCCGTCGCCACAGCCTCCCCACCGAGGCCGAGCTCCAGGCGTACAACGACCAGATGGAAGACGACCAGATGCGTTGAGATAACGCACCCGCTAGATCGGCCGCCCTGAGGGGCGGCCTTTCTAATGCGTGAAATCTTTCGTAAGAATTTGTTGACATCTACACGGGAATAGTGTACGATTAGTTCATGGAAACCAACCACGCCACCAACAAGATCAAGGCGCTCCTGCTCGCGGGGGCGCTCGTACTGGCCGGCGCGCTGAGCGCCTGCCAGCCGTACACCATGCAGAGCTGCACCGTCGTCCCGTACAAGACGATCCCCGCAGGGAGCGACTACGTCGGGGGCAACCCGGGCAAGTGGATCGCGCAGGACGCAGACGGCAGCGACGCGGGAGTCCTGGGCTACGCCCAAGAGGAGGACAGCATCATCTACACCACGCGCGCCTGCGCCGTCGGCGCCAAGACGTACCACGTCTGAGATCAGCATCTAGCACGTAGTGGGGGTCGTCGCGATGCGGCGGCCCCCACAACTACCCCGGCCAGTCTGAGAATGGCGTGCGTGCGCGACTCCTCGACGGTGTCTGTATCGGTCGGTCCCCAGGTTGCCCGGGATATATTGTAGAAATTCCCGAACTTGCCCGGGATGAACCTCCCGCAGCTAGAGTCTCCTCCTGTGGAAGACGACGACCTCCCTCCGACGACCGAGCAGCTCGCAGCTCAGGTCGCCCTCCAGTCTGCGATCGAGGTGTGGGCCGATGCCTTCGACCTGATTGGGCCCAGCCACTTCATCGGCGACTGGCTGATCGTTGGTGCCGCCCAGGATCCCACCTCCCCCAAGCAGACCACGTACTGGCACGGGTTCTCCGGCGGCAGCCAGGCGCCCCACATCTCCAAGGGGCTCATCGACGTCGTGGCTGACGAGGTCTGATGTCGTCCGGACCTAAGCCCCTCCCTCCCCTCAGCCGGGAGGCCCTCGCCCAGATGTCGATCCCTGCGAAGGTCCGGCTGCGCTGGCGTCTGAAGGCCCGCCCCAAGCAGCTGACGCCTGGCCGACACCACCTGTGCACCAACGAGGTGAAGGAGTGCGAAGCGCTTCTTCACGAAGTCGAGCTCCTCTTCCCCAAGACCCTGCCTGAGGACGACCCGTCCCTCCTCGAGTACCTCGAGCAGCACCCGGATCTCGAGGTCCACCCAGACGAAGACGCCATCGCCCCGATTCGTGCGCACTGGCTGGCCGAGCGCGGCCACTGGGACTGGCTGATCTGGATGATCCTCGCCGGCCGTGGCTGGGGCAAGACCCGCACCGGCGCGGAGGACGTCGTCAAGTACGCCCTCGAGCATCCCGGCAGCCGGACCGCCCTCGTCGCCCCGACCTTCTCTGATGGTCGTGACACCATGGTGGAGGGCGAGTCCGGCATCCTCGGCATCCTCCCCTCCAGCCTCCTCGAGGACTGGAACCGAAGCATCGGCGAGCTGGTGCTGACGAACGGGTCCCGCATGAAGATCTTCACTGCGGAGCGACCCGAGCGCCTACGTGGTCCGCAGCACCACCGCGCCTGGGCAGACGAGCTGGCCGCCTGGGAGTACCTGCAAGACACATGGGACATGATGATGTTCGGCCTGCGGCTCGGAGAGAACCCGCAGGTGATCATCACCACCACGCCCAAGCCGCTGAAGTTCATCCGCAACCTCGTCAAGCGATCCGCCGAGCCATCGGGCGGGGTGATCATCACCACCGGCTCCATGTACGAGAACGCCAAGAACCTGGCACGTGCTGCGCTGCAAGAGCTGAAGAACGCCTACGAGGGGACCCGCCTCGGCCGGCAGGAGTTGAACGCGGAGATCCTCGACGATGTCGAGGGCGCCCTCTTCTCCATGAAGGACATCAACGACGCCCGGCTCCAGGAGTACCTCGTCCCCGAGCTCTACAACGTCGTCAACCAGATCGTCATCGGCGTGGACCCCGCCGTCACGTCGAACGAGGGCAGCGACGCCACCGGGATCGTCGTCGTCGCCAAGACGGTCAGCCCCTGCCCGTTCTGCCACGACGCCCAAGGCGCCCACGCTCTCGTCATCGACGATCGGACGATGAAGGGCACGCCGCTGGAGTGGGGCAAGACCGTCATCAAGGCGTTCAACGACTGGCAAGCCAACTGGATCATCCCCGAGGTGAACCAGGGCGGAGATCTCGTGATAGCGAATCTCCGCGCGATTCAGGATGGCCTCCCCATCGACCCCGTGCGGGCTTCTAAGGGGAAGGTGCTGCGGGCCGAGCCGGTCGCTGCCCTCTACCAGCAGGGCAAGGTCCACCACCTCGGACGAGCGCTGCCCGACCTCGAGGAAGAGATGACCACGTGGGACCCCGAGGGCAACGAGCCCTCACCCGACCGGCTGGATGCGCTGGTCTGGGCGGTCACGAAGCTCATGGTCCCCAGCATCGTCAGTGGTACCGTCTCCAAGATGAGGGACCGCCGAGGGAAGGGTCGTCGATGACCGTCCAGCACAGCACCGAGATCGCACTGAACGCTCCGTGGCGGATCGCCGTCATGTGGACCCGAGACAACGTGCCAGTCACCCTGAGCGCCGCCAGCTTCGGGATCACGCAGGGTTCCACGACCATCAGTGCCAACCTCGGAGAGGGCATCGAGCAGGCCGGCTCGTGGATCATCGTGAACGTCCCACGCTCGAGCCTCCAGGTGCTCGTCCCCGGGGCTGCCCAGTACGACCTCGTCGTCACCGACGACGATGGCACCATCGAACGTCTGATCGCCGGCTCTGCTGCGATCGTGAAGGGAAGCGCACCATGACCGATCGGATCATCATCCGCGACAGCGTCGCCGTCGCTGGCGAGGTCTCCGGCCCGACCGGACCCGCCGAGCTGCTCAGCTTGCCCATCTCCCGCCACCTGCCGTGGTCCGGCTGGTGGCAGGGCGGGCAGGAGATCATCGCGACGTCGTTCGGCGGCCGGCAGCTCGGTCCCTTCTCCGCGATGGCGCCGGCTGCGACCTCTCCGGAGGTTGGCGAACCGGGCGAGCCTCTGCTGCTGAGCCCCAGCAGTCAAGACCTGATGCTCGGCATCGAAGGGCTCATGGTCGGGCTCGCTGGCCCCACCGGCAAGGACTCGTGGATCGTCGGGGTGGCGCCCTTCTGGGGGAACGCCTCTACGAACGAGACCGGGCTCGGCGGCAACACCCCCGGATTCGGTGCCGCGTCGTTCTCCATCAACGAGCTGGTCACGAACCAGCTGCCCACCCCAGAGATCATCAACGCCGCCATCACCGCGCACGCCATCCCGATGCCGGAGCGGCCCGCCGGATTCGACATCCTCTTTGGGCTGGTCGTCGTGGTCATCGACCCCGACACTGAGACGCCAGTCTTCCTCGGGCCGACGCCATCTGAACAGGTCCAGGGCCTCTTCTTCATGAACACACGGGTGTCGGTCTACGAAGGGACGACCGCAGCCGTCCCGGTGACCTCCGCCAAGAACCTCGTCGGGCTGAACAAGCCGCGCCTCGAGTCGAGCCTCTGGTCCGAGCAGTGGGGCGGCGACAGCGACGTCCACACCCTCAAGGTCGGACCAGCGGTGATCAACTTCTACAGGTTCAACAGCCCGACGCCGGCCGATCTGCTCAGCGGCATCGAGCCCGCCGGCGTCGTCGGCATCGAGACCGACCTCTCCAAGGACACCGAGGCCGGTGACGGCGACGACCGCTACCGGCTGCGCATCGGCCCCACCCGTACGACCTGGGAGCCGCAGCACCCCGCCGACCTCGCCACCAAGCGCTACGTCGACTCCAAGGGCGGGCAGTCGCCGTGGACCGACGCCGAGCTGGCGTTCGAGAGCAACGAGCTGTCCACGGTCGACGACGTACCGCAGCTGAACATCACTGGCAACAACATGGTGACGAAGCTCAACCTGCGGCCTGGCGCGCCGGTCGTCAACATCAACTTCCCGAACCCGGGCGCTGGCGGGTACAAGTCGTACACCATCGCCATCACCAACCTCCTGATGGAGGAGGCTGCTGATGCCGCAATCACCTACGTGCCCAACACCACCGAGGTCGTTCCCGCACAGCCGGGCAAGGTCCGAGGCGGGATCACGGTCTACCGAGCTGACGTCTTCGGGATCGACGCCGACACCTCCCAGGCGTACATGACGGCGGTGTACACCTCGGAGGGCGACGCGGGCCGGATGCTGTACGCCGGGAACTACGACGGCTCAGACATCGGCGAGACGGTCGCTGGCGTGCACGACCACGACGCCCAAGGCGACTGGGACGTCCCGCTGGTGAACGTGGCGGACGCCAGCTTCGACGTCGGGTGGATCAACTTCACCGCCACCACGCCTTGGGTCAAGGTCGTCATGCAGGGGTTCGTGTGGACCTCCGAAGCTGACCCCGGCCCCGCTGACGACGTGCTCCAGTTCGGCGCCCAGCTCCAGTGGTCGCTGGCCGCAGCCCCGGGCAGCCCCGGCGAGGCCTTCCCGTCCGGCAACCCCCGCACGGTCGTGATCAACTCCAAGGAGCGCACCAAGCGCCAGCTGGAGATCATCATCCCCGTCACGCCCGGTGTCTCGTACCGATGGAAGTGGCGCCACCTCCTCAGCAACGCCGCCGGCGGGTACAGCGGGTTCGGCTCCCGCTTCCTCACCGAGCTCGCGGTCTACGCCGTGTAGAGCTAGGGTCTCCACTGCCCGTCATCGTGGCGGTCACGAAAGGAAGACCCATGCAGCTCGAAGACCTGTCCAACCTGGATCTCAGCGGGATCCCCGCTCGTGAGGACGACCAGGACGAGTACATCGGCCTGTTCGTCGCCCGCGACGTCGACAAGACCAAGCTCGGCGGCGAGAAGGGCCAGGCGCTGGGCGATGCCACCCGGACCTACCTCGAGTCCCTCGCCAGCATCTTGGAGATCGAGGTCTCCGAGATCCACGTGGCCTCCAGCGTCGTCGACCTCCAGACCGACTCGTTCGCCGGCATCACCGACGACACCGGCCCCGAGCCCACCGACGGCTGACGATCGGCCCGTCCGTTTGCACGTTGCTCACGGGCGGGCTACGGTCAGGTCTAAACCACAGACGGAAGGACATGACATGAACCGACTCATCGCCATCGCAGCAACCGCGCTCGTCGCCATCCTCGGCTGCATCGGCTGCGTGCCGACCCCCGAGCCGAACACCATCGACATCGTGGGCGACTCCATCAGCACCCAGGCGTACTGGGGCCGCAGCGCCGAGTACGACGCGCAGGGCCGACCAGCCAACGCCGACGTGCTCCACGACGAGTGGGCCGGCCGTGTCTTCGCCGATGCGCAGCCCGCCGCCACCCAGCGGGCCGCTGACGGCCGGCCTGCGATCATGGTCATCGCGCTCGGGACGAACAACGCTGGTGCGTACTCCAGCGGCTGGGGCCCCGACGACGAGGCCGACTTCAACCGGCTCCTCTTCACGCCGAGCTCCAGCGCTTGCGTCGTCGTGATCCTCCCGGGCTACATCGTCCGTGGCCCCAACACCCCGGACCTCCTCACGCAGTACTCCATGCACCAGGCCCACGAGGCCATGAAGGCCAAGGCTGCGCAGCGACCACGCACGATCGTCGTCGACTGGCAGGCGATCATCTCCGCGAACCCTTCCATCATCGGTCCCGATGGGATCCACCTGGCGAGCGATGCCAAGCTCTCAGGTGACCTGGCGAACCCGGCTGCGGCCAACGCCTGGGCGAAGATGATGTGGGACGGTGTGGCACGTTGCCCGGCGTAAGCTAGAGTCTTCCGATGTGGACGACCAGCTGACGCTTGACACGTGGTCGGCGCTGGACTTCAAGACGCCAGCGCTGCCCACCAACTCCGACCTCATCGCGACCTGGGTCGGTGATGCACGTCGGCGGCTGAACGCGTACATCCTCCTGGACTCGTACGACCGCAACGTGAGCCGGTTCTTCATGAACGGCGATCTCGACATCACCGTCGAGGAGCTCCACGACCTGCGGGACGACCGACGGGAGCTGGGCGACTCGCGTGTCATCGTCGACACGACGCTGGCCGCGTTGCTGGGCAACGACGTCACCGTCACCTGCGATGGCAACGAGGCGCTCGAGAAGTTCGCGCAGAAGTGGGCCAAGAAGGCCCGCGCCATCCGCAAGCTGTTCAACGCCGAAGACCACGCCATCCTCAAGGGCGACGGCGTCATCGCTCTCTTCACCGACACGGTGAAGAAGCGCATCGACATGAAGGTGTACGACCCCGGGTTCTACTTCCCGGTGCTCGACGGTGCAGACGACCTCGAGTTCCCGACGCGGGTCCACATCGCGTGGGAGTTCGAGCGGCTGCGACCGAACCCGACCTCGAGCATCGACACCACCATCTGGATCCGCCGCAAGACCTGGGACCTCCGAGATGGCAAGTGCTACTACTCGGATGGCGAGTGGTTGCGGGACGACCTGCCCCTGGGCGTCGACTACGACACACTGCCGAAGCAGTTGGCCCACTGGTACAAGAACGCGAAGGGTGAGGAGCTCCATGACATCGACACCAAGCTCGACTTCATCCCTGTCGTCCACATCCCGAACACCAGCGTGGACGACGATGAGCACTTCGGGCAGTCGAGCCTGGCCACGATCCTCCAGATCATCGACGAGATCCAAGCCACCGACTCCGACCTCGCGAAGAGCGCATCCATCGCCGGCTTCCCGCCGCTGGCGAGTGAAGGCTCGCTTGCCACGGCAGACGGGCAGACGGTAGACTCGTACGGCCCGGGCACCGTCTTCGGTGGCAAGCTGTCGAGCCTCGACACCAGCAAGGCGCTGGACGCCTTGCTCAAGTACCTCGACCAGCTGCTCCAGCGACTCAGCGTCAACAGCCACCTGCCCGAGTCCGCGATCGGTCGCATCAAGCCGTCGGAGGTTCCGTCCGGTCTGGCCTTCGCCCTCGGCTTCGCTCCGCTCCAGGCGATGATTTACAAGATGCGCCTGGTGCGTGAGGAGAAGTACCCCCTCATCACCAAGTTCATGATCCGGATGCACCAGGCCGCCGGCTTCCCGGGGCTACCCAAGTTCGATGAGGAGGCCGACGACTTCAACTGGCCAACGTTCACGCCTGGCAGCTTCCTCCCGTCCGACATCGACACGACGATCAACGCCGTGAGCAAGATGCTCCAGACGCGCCCCCGCAGCATCAGCCTCGAGACGGCGATCCAGATGCTCATCAATGCAGGGTTGCCCATCGAAGACGCAGCCGAGGAAGTCAAGCGCATCGTCAAGAACGACTTCGACGGCGCCGAGAAGCTCCAGAAGGCCACGGGCGACCCCCGTGAGGCCTTCAAGTACCTGGGCCTCGAAGTCCCGGCGGACTACGAGACTCCGGGACAGATCGCAGATCGCCAGGCCGCAGCCAAGCAGGCTGCCCTGGCCGATCAGCCAGGACCCGACGCAGGCAACCCGCCTCCGCCGCGACCTGACCAGCCCCCTGTGGTATCATAGGGACCTGTCGGACTGAGCCGCCTCTCAGATCGGGACCTGCACCGATGCAACGCAGGATCGGAAGACCCAGGAGAGACCCTTGGAAGACCTGCTCGAAACCAACGTCAGCGCCATCGATGTCCGACTCGGACGTCACCGGTTCTGGTACCTCACGGAGGACAGCCGCTGGCTGCCCCAGGTCCGTGGTGGTGCCACCGGTGATCCCGATCCGGACGACGAGGACGATGACGACCTCGACGAAGACGGCAAGCCGAAGGTGAAGCCCGAGGACGAGTCGAAGTTCACCCAGAAGGACCTGGACAAGTACGCCACCCGGGAGCACTCCCGGGGCAAGCGTGCTGCGACCAAGGAGCTGATGGAGAAGTTCGGCTTCAAGACCGCCGAGGAAGCGGAGCAGTTCATCAAGGACGCCAGGGCCAAGGTCGAGACCGACGACGGGGACGCCACCGAGCGCCAGCGCAAGCTGGACGAGCGGGAGCGGAACCTGGAGGAGGCCGAGGCCAAGGCCAACGCGAAGGCCCAGGCTGCGGACATCCGCAGCGCGCTGATCGCCGCCGGTGCGCCGGCGGACAAGGACAAGCTCGCCGACCTCACCGCGATGGTGAAGGTCGACGAGGACGCCGACGAGGACGACATCGCCGACGCGGTGGACGCCCTCAAGAAGCGCTGGGCCAACCTCTTCAAGTCCACCGACGATCCCGACGACGAAGACGACGACGACGACCTCGCCCCGGACACCGGCCACACGTCGGGAGGCGGGCGCCGCAAGCGCCCCTCCACCGACAACGCCGAAGCCCGGGCCAAGGCACGGGTCGCGGAACGTCACGGAACCCCCAAGCCCTAACCCCACCAAGGAAAGGATCCATCCCATGGATCTCAAGCAGGTGAGCGAGAGCTTCGGCAACGAGGACCGTTCCTGGCCCAAGTCGCGTCTCGGCTTCGACCAGTGCCGGCCCATCACGCTGGACCTCTCCCTCTTCAGCTCCGCCTACTACGCGGAGACCGGGTACATCCCCACGGGAACCCCGCTGACCTTCATCAGCGGCACGGGTCGCTACGGCCCGCTGGACCCCCCGACCAACGAGGTGCAGACCCTCACCGAGGGCGGCTCCGGCCTGACCTCGTGGATCGCGACGATCCCCGGCTTCGGCTCCACGCCGTCGCTGGACGACGATGCGACCATCGGCCAGGTGCAGGACGCGTTCGAGGCGCTGGTGGGCGACGGCAACGTCGCCGTGACCGGCACCACGAACCCGATCGCCATGACGGTGAACTTCGGGGTCGGCGAGCTCGCCGGCGAGAACATCCCGACGATCACCACCGCGCCGACCGGCGGCTCCGGCACCGTCGTGGTCGCCACGACCACCCAGGGCGATGCCGACGCCAACTCGGGCCAGAAGTTCGAAGGGCTGCTGTTCAACGCGGTCCAGGTCAAGGAGGGCAACGCCACCGGCCGCGCCGCCTCGGCCCTCTTCTGGATGGGCGTGGTGGACGAGACCCGCCTCCCCTTCCCGATCCCCGAGGCCTCGAAGTCCGAGGTCCCGCACATCCGCTTCGAGGGGGCAGCCTGATGGGCATCCTGTACGACCTGGTCGATCCGTCCGAGCTCGTGGGCTTCGCCCGGACCTACGCCGACGAGGTGCTGAACAACCGGTTCACCGGCAACCAGTACCTGCCCAACCGATACGTCGATGACATCGAGTACGCCCTCAAGCGCCTCGGCCTCACCGACGTCGACATCGCCAAGTACCGCAGCTGGGACACGCAGCCCCCGATGACCGGTCGCCCGGGCATCAGCCGCGTGCGCGGCGAGATCGCTCCGGTCAGCCGGCAGATCGCCCTGGGCGAGGAGGAGGGGCTCCGGCTCCGAGGCCTCGGCCAGAAGGTGAACAACCCGCTCATCGATGCGATCTTCGACGACGTCGAGCGGATGATCCGTTCGGTCGAAGGGCGCATCGAGGTCGCGCGCTTCGACACGCTCATCGACGGGGTCTGCACCCTGCACGAGAACGGCCTGGAGCTCGAGGCCGACTACGGCATGCCGGCCGACCACAAGGTCGTCACGCCGGTCGCCTGGACCATCGGCAACAAGGCCACGGCCCTCCCGATCACCGACATGCTCATCGCCCAGGCGGCGGTCGAGGCGCAGGGTGGCTCCATCGGGAAGTTCGTCATGAGCAAGCAGCGCCTCCCCGCGCTGCTGGTGAACGACGAGGTCCTGGCCTACGCCGGCTCCATCAGCAACCTCACGCCGATCCGGCTCCGGCTGGCCGACGTGCAGGGCGTCCTCGAGGACCAGGGGCTGCCGCCCATCGAGTTCTACGACGTCCAGATCCGGGACAACGGCATGCAGCGTCGCGTGCTCCCCCCGGAGTACGTCCTCTGCCTGCCGTCCGACCCCTTCGGTGTGACCCTGTACGGGCCCACCGCCGAGGCCGTCCTGCTCGCGGAGAAGGGGTACATCAAGGCCAAGAAGGCCCCCGGCCTGGTCGCCGTCGTCTCGCAGAACGAGACCCCGGTCCAGACCTTCACCCTCGGCACCGGCGTGGCCCTCCCGGTCGTGCCCAACCCCGAGCTGATGTACACCATGAAGGTCGACGCCGGCACCAACTCCGGTGCCATCGTCCAGACCTTCTAGGACCACATCCGCCCGACACGGCGAACGGCGGGGGCTTCGGCCCCCGCCTTCGGGGTTGACAAGCCCAAACAAAGGATGGACACGATGAAGAAGCTCGCAGCCGTGGTGAACGTCATGGACCCGGAGACCCGGGAGATCGTCTCGTACGGCCCCGATGACGACGTCCCCGAGGATGTCGCCGCCCTGATCACCAACCCCGCCGCGTGGGTGGACGACGGCGAGGACAGCGTCGTCGCCGTCGAGCCGGCCTCGGTCCTCAGCGATGAGGAGAAGGATGCCGCGCTCGAGGTGGCGTTCAATGTCGTCGCGCAGAACGACCTCTCCAAGACCCGCGATGAGCTGATCCTCATCGCCGCGAACATCGGCCTCGTCGCCGGCGAGGACTTCAACAAGTCCGCCGGCAAGGAGACCATCATCGCGGCCATGAAGCACAAGCTCGACGACTGATCATGATCTCCTCCGACCAGCTCGTCGTCGTTCGGTCCTGGGTCAGCGACAAGTCGCCACCGACCGACAACGACCTGGGCGCGATCTTCAGCCGGGTGGGCACGCTCAAGGGGACGGTCCAGGAGGTCCTCCGCAAGCGTCTCGCCACCTTCCAAGAGAAGCCCGCCCAGTTCGCCGTCCCCGGCGACTACTCACAGACGCGGGCCGCCAACATCCAGAGCCTGGAGAAGACCCTCACGAAGCTCGAGGGCTACACCGACGATCTCTCCGGGCTGATCCCGACCAGTGACACGCTCTACCGAGGCGTGCAGGTCATCCGACGCAAGAACCGACGCTAGGACGTAACGATGGAACTCGCTGACTTCAGCATCAAGACCAACCGAGCCGGAGCCACGGAGATCGTGGTGAACGGGGAGCACGTCGAAGATCGCGTCTCCCGCATCGTCTTCGAGGCTCGCTCCGGACCGGATCCTTCGGTGATCGGCTTGGAGATGCTGCCGGGCGAGGCCCTCATCGAAGGCATCGGCGTCGTGCAGGTCGCGCGTGACCTCGATCAGCGGCAGGTCGTCTTGGCGTTCTTGAACGCCATCGACGAGGGCGTCCTCTCACAGACGGTGCTCGACCGCCCGTCGACGTTCACCAGCAAGGACCCCGTCATGACCGCGCTCGACGTCCTGAAGGAGTGGGCCGGTGCCTCTGCCGGAGGAACCTGACCTCTCAGACGGCCGCGAAGCCGTCGAAGAGCTGATGACGGACGCCTGTCGCATCTGGCACGACGCCGGCGGGACTCTAGATGAGGCTCTCGACCCCGTCACCGGTCGACTCGTGCGACCGCCGGGGAACGACGTCGTCGTCTACGACGCAAGCTCTCAGGGCAGCGAGAGCCGACCGCTCGAGGGTCGCTGCCGCATGAAGATGCGTAGCGAGGCAGACCCGACGGCCCACCCGCTAGGTGAACGGCAGATCGGGCAGCGGCTCTACGAGCTCAACATCCCCTGGGATGCCCCGGTCCCTGCTCGAGGCGACTACGCAGAGATCACGTTCTCGCTGCGAGACCCTGCGCTGGTCGGGCCCATCTGGAAGGTCCGTGAGGTCTTGCGGACGTCGTTCCTCATCCAGCGGACGCTGGTCATGGAGAACTTCGCAGAGCTCGGGCGGCAGGCGTGACCACCGTGGCGATCGAGATCATCGGAGGCGACGCGCTGGCTGGTGCGTTCGACCGTGCTGCGTATTTCCTCCCGTTTCGTGTGAACGCCGTCACGCGGACGTTCGGCGCCTTGGGCGTGCTCAAGATCCAGCAGCACGCGTCTGGCCGGCCAGGCCCTGACATCATCACCGGCGAGTACCGACGCGGGTGGCACGTCGTCTTCTCCATGGAGGGGATGTACACACAGGCGTCCATCGAGAACGACGAGCCCCAGGTCGAGCGCTTGGAGTTCGGGTTCAACGGTGTTGACTCGATCGGACGCCGCTACAGCCAGCCGCCCTTCCCGCACATCGAGCCGGCGCGTGCTGAGCTCGAACCGGAGTTCTACGCGGCGCTCGAGGGCGTCACCAAGGGGCTGATCGTATGACTGGCATCGCACGTGTCCAGCCCGTCATGGACTGGGCAGCCAAGCTCATCTTCACTCACACCAGCAACCCGGTGGGTGACGGCCAAGCGCCGCCCGCTGCGTCTGATGCTGAGGACAGCGATCCGTACCCGTACGGCGTCCTCCACCACATCACAGCTACCCGCTGGGGCGCGTTCTTCGCGAACCCGGATGGCAACCTAGACCTCACAGTCCAGTTCGACGCCGTTGGGCGTCGGGTGGACCAAGCGCGGTACCTCTCAGACCGTGCACGAGAAGCGCTCCTAGAGCGCGACTCGGAAGGGACGTTCACGCACGACGCGGACGCCGAGCTCAATGGATGGAGGGTCGCGGATCGGGCGCATCAGTCCGGTCCGATGCCTCCCAGCCCGGAGGGCCAGCCGCCCGATAGAGTGTTCACGATCGTCGAGAGATACATCATCCGAGTCGTATCCACGCAGGGAGACACGCCATGACCACCGCAGCCGAACAGAAGGCCGCAGAGAAGGCCGCAGCCGAGGCTGCGGCGGCCGAGGAAGCCGCGCAGCGCGCTGCCGCCGACGCGGCCGACGTCACGCTCAAGAAGGGGGAGTCGCTGGACGACAAGATCGTCATCCGGCACAAGGACATCAAGCTCCCCGCCGTCGTCACGCGCCGGCAGTTCGAGGAGGTGTACAAGGACAAGGGGTTCACCATCGACCCCGACACGGACGTCGACGACGTCGACTCCATCGTCAAGGCCTACCACGACGCGCAGGCCTGAGACCACCCACCCGTTCGACCATTCCTGAGGAGGAACCCACATGTCGAACTTCTTCCGGCGCGGAGTCAGCAAGATCTGTTTCGTGCCCACCATCGCGGTCAAGACCGCACCCACGACCATCGAGATCACGGCGGGCACCGACCTGTCCCCCGCGATCAACGACATCGCGGGGTTCATGCTGAACAACAGCCCGATCCCGGTGCCCAACCTCGCGGAGGTGTTCACGTCCCAGATCGACGGCGAGGACACCACCGACGACAGCACCCTGACCTTCAACGACGACAACAGCCTCACGACCATCCGGACCGCCCTCACCAAGGGCACGGCCGGCTACATCGTGCTGATGCCGTACGGCAAGGTCACGGCCAAGCGCTGTGAGGTCTGGCCGGTGAAGGTCACCGGCTTCAACGACGTGTACTCGACCGGCAACGATCCGGCCACCGCCGTCGCCGGCTTCGCCATCACGGCGACGCCGACCCAGAACGCGGTCCTGCCCACCTTCCCGTAGGCAGCCGCAGCAGTTGTCGAGCTCGCCACGGAAAGGACGCCGTGGCGAGCTCGATGTTCCACCCGACACCAAGACGAACTGAGACGAACCGATGACCGCAACCCACCGCCCTCGCCCGAAGCCCGCAACGGCCGACCACCTCAAGAAGAAGACCAAGCCGACGCAAGACGTGTACATCTGTCTCGAGCCCGAGCTCGAGACGACCAAGAACGAGCTCGAGGCAGCCAAGGACGCCATCGACATGCGCAAGTCGCAGGCGGAGTTCGAGCTGACCGTCGCCGAGGAGCTTCCCGACGGCGATCCCACCAAGGAGCAGCTGGTCAAGCTGCGCACCAAGCGGGTCGCCGACGTCACCGCAGAGCTCGAGGTCGCCACCGAGGCGCTGGAGAAGGCCGAGGACGAGGTCGCTGAGAAGACCGTGTACCTGCGGCTCCAGGGGATCGGCCGCAAGAAGTACGACAAGCTCCGTGAGGAGCACCCCCCGACCGACGCGCAGGTCCTTGAGTTCCAGAAGGACAACCCCAAGGAAGATGGGACCCCGGGCATCGACGTCCCCGAGTACAACGGGGACACGTACCCGCCGGCCCTCATCAGCAAGTGCCTCGTCGCGCCGAAGCTGACAGCCAGCGAGGTCGAGGACTTCACCGAGGACTGGAACTTCAACGAGTACCTCCAGCTGTTCATGGCCGCCGTCACCGTCAACACGATCACGCAGGTGCGTTCGTGGGGAAAAGCATCTGGGTGAACGAGCGGCTCCGAGAGGAGCTTGACTACTGCGTCCCGCTCGGGATCCCGCACTCCAAGTTCGAAGCCTGGTCCGAAGATGACCGGGAGAAGGCTCTGGCCTACCGACGGGAGATGGCGAAGATCTGCTCAGGCTGCGGTACGCGGCATGAGGAATGGGATGAAGATCCAGATGCGTACATCGGCTGGATCACCAGGTGTGAGGGATGTAAGCGAGTGGCACAAGAGAAGCGCAACATCACCGAGAAGGATTCGGACCACGTGCGCGTGGGCCTCATGCCTCGCGAGGCTGGCCTCGCCTTGATGGAGCAGGGGCTGGGCACGTGATCGCTGGCAGTCGCTCCATCAACATCCTCCTCACCGGCAACGCGACCTCGCTGCGATCCACGCTGATCGCAGCGGGTCGCGACATCAAGTCGTTTGAGGCATCAGCCAATGGCGTGTCCAGCGCCAACGGCAAGATCGCGGCGTCGTCGAAGTCCGCCAGCTCCTCGCTGATGAGCGTTGGGAACGCCGTCAAGGTTGCCAAGGTCGGCGTCTTGGCGATCGGCGCTGCGTTCGTCTACTCCATCTCCAAGGCCATCGAGTTCGACAAGCGCATGCGCAATGTCAACTCCATCGCTCACATGAGTGAGGCCCAGCTTGGCGCCATGGGCAAGGCCGTGGTGGACATGTCGACACGACTGCCGCAGACAGCGAACACGCTGGCCGAGGGTCTGTACGACATCGTCTCTTCAGGCTTCGAGGGCAAGGACGCGCTCAACATCCTGAACGAGGCTGCGGTCGGCGCTTCGGCTGGTCTATCCACGACCGCTGTCTCAGCGAAGGCGATCGTCGCTGAGCTGAACGCGTACGGCATGTCAGCCAGTGACGCAGCCCACGTGAACAACGTCCTCTTCCAGGGCGTGAACGTCGGCATCATGACCTTCGAGGAGCTGGCCAGCACCGTCGGCGACTTCGTCGGCACCGCAGCCGCTGCGCACATCGGCATTGAGGAGACCACGTCGGCCCTCGCAGCCATGACCCTGTCCGGCATCAGCGCCAACGAGTCGGCCACCTCGCTGAACCGGCTGATGGCCTCGCTGATCAAGCCGTCCAAGCAGCTGGCCCCGCTGATCCGGTCCTGGGGCTACGAGAACGGCGAGGCGGCCATCAAGGCGCTGGGTCTGCGCGGCGTCATGGAGAAGCTGCGCGAGTCGACCGGTGGCAACATCACGACCCTCCTCCAGCTGTTCCCGCAGATCCGCGCCGCCCGTGGTGCCTTCGCCCTGATGGCCAACGATGGCGACAACTACCGTCGCACCTCAGAGGCGATCGCCAAGGCCGATGAAGGCCAGGGCGCTGCGCACGCTGCACTGGCTGAGCAGATGAAGTCGGTGGCCACGCAGTGGACGCTGTTCACCAACTGGGTCAACGCTGGAGCGATCACGCTCGGCTCCAAGATGCTGCCGGCGGTGCTCAGCCTGATCGCTGGCATGAAGACGCTGTTCCTCGGGATCGGGAACTTCCTCAAGACCCTCGGGTCCGAGCTGGCCCCGGCGTTCAGCGACATCGCTGAGGCGTTCGACACGCTGAAGAAGACGGCTGGAGACGTCTGGGCGGACGTGGCCCCGTTCATCAAGGCCCTGGCTGGCCTCGCACTCGGTGGAGTCGTGGTCAGCATCAAGGCCTTCGCTGCTGCGCTCAAGTTCACCGCCGCCGCTGCTGACGCGCTGAGTCCTGCGCTCAGTGCGCTGCTGCTCCTCTTCATCGGGTACAAGGCAGTCACGCTGGGGACGGCCGCTCTCAGCGGCTTCTCCACCATGCTCAGCGGGATGACCACGTACGCACTCGAGGCTGCGGGCGCCGTCGAGACCTTCATCGCTGCTGCGGGCGGCGCAGCTGCGATCACCGTCGGTGCCGCTGCGGTCGCGCTGACTGCGTACCTCGGCGGCCTGCGCGCCATCCGCGACGAGTCCACCAAGGCCAAGAAGTACGTGGACGACCTGACGAAGTCGATGAAGATCGACCCGAACAACGGGGCGGACTGGGACAACGCGGTCAAGCGGTACAAGGCGCAGATCAAGGATCTGAACGCTGCGGGTGATGAGAACTTCCTCAGCCGTGCTCACAACACGGAGCAGATCCTCAACCCGTTCGAGTCGAACGGCATCGAGCGCGCCAAGGACCGAACGAAGGAGCTGACGGCCGCCCAGTCGGACGCCGTGTACCGCAGCAACATGCTGAAGTCCAACGTGCGGGACCTTTCCAACGAGCTCGGGTTCTCGGAGACGCACGTCAAGAACCTCGCCACCAAGCTGAAGGTCGACCTCTCCAAGGGCGCGGATCAGGGTGACATCTTCCTGAAGAAGCTGAAGAGCAGCCTCAAGAAGACCGCCGATGAAGCTGGCATGACCGGCCAGCAGATGAAGCACTTTGCCATCATGTCTGAAGATGACATGAAGGAGGCGATGGATGCTGAGGTGAAGTTCCTTGGCTCCGTGCAGGACGCCATGTCGAAGACGCAAGACGTCATCGGCAAGTTCGGCGAGAAGGGCGTTGGGAACAAGGACCTTGGCAAGTGGTACGACCATCAGGTCAAGGTGACCACGGACTTCACCAACCGCATCGCCATCGCTCTCCAGAAGGGCGTGGACCCTGCGCTCATCGGCCGGATCGCTACCGCTGGCCCAGAAGCCGCTGGTGGCCTCCTCAAGAACATCGCCGACGACTCCACCGGTGCGCTCGTCAAGACGCTGAATGCGGGTGAGGCCGCGTTCGCTGCTGCGAACCTCCGCCTCATGGAGATGGCGCGGATCACCCACCGTGCCACCACCGCTGACTCGCAGCAGATGGTGAAGGACGCGGCCAACGCCTCACGCATCTCGATGATGACCCTCGAGTCCGACGTCACGTCGAGCTCAGAGTCGCTGTCCAAGAAGCTCGGGATCCCGGTGGCGGACGTCGAGCGGATCGCTGATGAGTACGGGATCGTCGTCGACAAGTTCAATGGCAAGACGATCGACCCCAAGATCGACCAGAAGTCGGCGAAGGAAGTTCAGAAGACGCTGGCCGACACGAACCAGGCGATCGTCAACAGCATGCACAAGGACCTGCGGTTCACCGTGGCTGCGAACATCGACGACCCGGTGCAGAAGTTCGGCCAGCTGAACGTGCTGGCCATGCAGTACGTGAACGCCAACCCGACAGCCAAGGCGTACTTCGACACGCTTGATGCTGAGCAGAAGGCCACGTACCTACTCAAGCTGATCAACGACGGTGCTGGTGGAGACGCATCGGCCTCTGGCTGGGACGTCTACGGCAAGGCGTTCCTCAACATCGACCCTGCCACTGAGAAGATCGACGATCTGAAGGGTCGACTCTTCGCCTACGCTGCCACCAACCCTGAGGCGATGGCGTACCTCAACACGCACAACCCTGAAGAGAACATGAAGTACCTCCAGGCGCTGGCCCTCGGCTGGGCGAGCACCAGCCCGGAGGCCAAGGCTGAGCTTGACAAGCTCGGCCCGGAGATGGACTTCGCCACGCTCTTCGCTTGGGCCACCGAGTGGGGCGCCACCCACAAGACTGCAACGGTCGACGCGGTGGCAGAGACCAACGCTGCTGAGGCTGCGCTCCAGCAGGTGGCCCGCGATCGGGTCGCACGCATCAAGGCGATGATCGACTCGGGCGTTGCGCCCGGCATGGTCAACGCTGAGCGCCAGAACCGTCACGGGCGCATCCACTCGTTCCGCAACGGTGGCACGAGCACCCAGGCGCACGTGCAGCACGGGGAGCGGATCCGCTACGCAGAGAAGGCAACGGGCGGAGAAGCCTTCATCCCGCGTCGAGGCCAGGCTGGTCGCTCGCGTCGCATCCTCGAGACGGCCGCAGGTTGGTACGGTATGCGGGTCGCTCCGGCCCGTAAGATGGCATCTGGGGGCGTGCTCGACTTCAGCAAGGGCCTCAGTGGCGCCGACATCAAGCAGCAGTTCATCGCAGCCGTGAAGAAGCAGCGCGAAGAGGACCTCCAGAACCTCTACGACGAGGTCGAGCGCCGGCAGAAGGCGTGGTACGACTCGCTGCCTCAGCTGCGGAAGGATCTGTACGACTCGGGCGAGGCTCGGAAGAACTCGCGAGTCAAGGCCGTCATGCCGAAGACCTCCCCGCTGTTCGGCTGGGAGAATAAGGATCGACCTGGCCCGGCCTACGGCGCATCTGGTGGCGCAGCCGGGATGCAGTCTGCCACCATGGTGACGGTCAAGATCATGGCGCCGGTGTACGGAGTCGATCAGCTGCACAAGGCGATCCAGGACGGCGCCACCAAGGCCTTCAGCTCGAACTACGGTAAGTTCGTAACGACGGCCCGCACTCAGGAAGATGCACGACGATGAGCCTCTCAATCGGACGCGTTGGCGTGGACTTCGATCAGTCCAACGTCGCGGAAGTCAACCAGTCCGGCAACAGCGTGACCATCTCCGGCCGTGTCGCATGGCCTGGTGGCTTCGAAGCCTTCTCCCTCCGGGAGCAGCTGGTCAACCTCAAGGACAACCCGCACGAGTTCTTCTACCCCGT